GTGTCTTTTTCCCCCCGTGGAGCGCCGAGTTTCCGCAGGTCAACCGGCACGCCGAGCGACGAGTACGCGCGGGCGGACGCGCTGCTTGATTGGGATCGTGAGGGCACTGTGCACCGCACCGGCTGCCGCGTACGCCGCGCTCACGTGGCTTCCGGCGCCGCGAGCGAACCGCCATCCGTCTCCGGTGTGCAGCTTCTGCGCACTGGTCACATGGGCGTCGAGCAGCGGATCGCCTGGGTGCAGTACGCGTCGCGCGGCGACCAGATCGGCGAACCCCATGCACGCCGTGCAGACTTCGCCGCCCTTCAGCTCGATGGCGTTCGGGACAGATCGCATGATCGTCGCGATAGCCGCGGCCGGGCCACCCGGGAACCAGCCGACCGCCCGCGGCTTCACGCGTGCGAGGACATCGCGTAGCTCGGCTCGAGCTGCTTTGGTGTCCTTCCATGCCGCGACGGGTTCGATGCGTATGCGGCCGTCGTCGAGCACGGCTGCCGTCACCAGTGCGACGTGCTGCCCGTCGGGGCTCACGTCGATCGCGGCGACGACCCGGTCCCGCACCGTTTCCATGGTGCCGGCCGGGTCTTTGCAGTCCTTCCACGCGGCCAGCGACACGGCTTCGTCGAGCGATTCGACCCTCTGGCAGAGGATTTCGGTCCGGTAGACGCCGGGCGGGTCGGTGCCCAGCGCGGACCGGATGGCTGCCTCGCTCACCGTGTGGCCGAGGCCGGGGTTGGCCTGTGCGATCGCGTCCCAGTCGTCCAGGTCGCAGCCGTCCGGCGCGGACCATTCGAGCAGGCAGATCGACGGGTCGCGGCCGGACAACGCCGCCTCGCGCAGGTGGTTCAGGACGATGCTCTGATCGTCGCCGGCGTTGCTGATGCACCACGTCTGCGCGTAGGGCCGGGCGTTGGTGGTCTTGCTCAGCGCCGACCATGCATCCCAGGATCGTTGCTCGCGGATCTCGTCCATGGTGAGGTGGTCGACGGACAGGCCACGGCCGGCGGATCGGTTCGCCGCTGCGATCTTGTACCGGGCGCCGGAGGTGAGGCGGAAGTACTCGTCGCCGTTGACTCGGCGCACCATGTCCATCTCGGCGGCGAGCTCGGGTGTCGACTTGATGGTCTCGATGCAGGCCTGCCATACCTCGCGGGCCAGGCTGACGTCCTGACCGACGCCGAGCAGCAACCTCGCGCCGTCGACGTAGAGCCGCCACAGCGCGACGGTCCGGCTCAGGTGAGTCTTTCCGTTCTGCCTCGCCACCAAGCCGAGCACGACGCGGAAGCGGTAGGTGCCGTCCGGGTTTAGCTCGAGCGCCCGGATCACGAACTCTTCCTGCCACGGCAACAGCGGTTCGCCGAGGACGTCGCGAGCGAAGTCGATGACTTCGTATCCCCGCGTGGTGGCGCGAGTCAGGCGGCGCAGCGGCTCCGTGAAGAGGCGCGGCTCACGCCGGCCGACGAGCTTCGCGGATGGCGCCGAGCTTGCCGCGGCCCTGGGCACCGGGTGCCTCCTTCCGCAGCGCAGCGCGGCCCTTCGGTGTGGCGCCGAGCGATTCGAGGACGGCCAGCAACTTGGGGCCGAACTTCTCCAGTGCCTCGGTGCGGTCGTCGGCCTGGTCGATGGCGTCGGCGTACTGCCGGGCGAGCTTGACGGCTCCGGCGTCGGCCGGGGCGGCTTGGAGCGCGTCGATGGCGGCCGCGACGGCTGGGCCGAGCAAGTTGTCGGCCAACTGGAGCCGTTGCGGCATCTTAGCCCCCTGACAGGAAATCCTCCTGCCAGCGTACGTGATCACAGGAAGATTTCCTGTACGCTGGGCACGTGCCCGCATCCTGGCGCCGAATCTTCGGCCGTCCCGCTGATGCGAAAATGGCTGCGCCAGCGCCGTCGGCCCGATTCAGCCTGAACACTCCGCCGGATCTGCTGCAGGCGCTGCGTGCCGGCGGCAACCTCGCCGCACCGATCTCCCGTAACGAGGCGCTCCAGGTGCCGGCGGTCCAGCGTGGACGCAACCTGATCTGCGGGTCGCTCGGCACGCTGCCGCTCACGGTCCACGGACCGGATCGCAGCATAGTCACGGACACCACATACCTGGTCGGGTCGCAGATTGATCAGGATGTGGCGAACTCGGTCGTGATGGCTCAGACCGTGGAGGACATGCTCTTCCATGGCATCGGCTGGTGGCGGGTGACCAAGTTCGGCTGGCACGGATACCCCGTAGAAGCGCGCTGGGTGCCGTACGAGTCGGTGCTCGCCGCTAACTCCAAGTCGATCACTCCGTCGCGTATGCGCATCACGGATGACGAACTGTTCCCCGCACCCGGCGACGGTGGCCGGGTCTACATCGACGGCTACCCGGTGCCGGACAAAGAGCTGATCCGGTTCGACTCGCCGATCCCGCCGTTCCTTCGCCACGCCGCCCGCGCGATCCGCGGCGCGTTGCAGCTCGACCAGACCGCCGCGCTGTACGCGCAGGACCCGCTACCGCTCGGCTACTTCGCACCGGCGCCGGACGCCGAAGAGATGCCCGACGCAGAAATCCAGCAGACGCTCGACGACTGGGACACCGCCCGCCGTACACGCGCCTGGGCGTACATCAATAAGGCGCTCGTACCGAACACCTTGCAGTGGAACCCGGAGCAGCTCCAGCTCGCCTCAGCCCGCCAGCACGCGGTCCTGGAGATCGCCCGGGCGCTCGGCGTCGACCCGGAGTATCTCGGCGTGTCGACCACGTCGCGGACCTACGCGAACATCGAAGACCAGCGCCAAGACCTGATCACGTTCACGCTCCAGCCGTTCATCACCGCCATCCAGGACCGGCTGTCGATGCGTGACGTCCTGCCCCGCGGCTACACCGCGCACATGGACCTGGGCGGGTTCCTGCGCGCCGACACGGCGACCCGGATGAGCACCTACCAAACAGGTCTCGCCGTGGGCGCGTACACGAAGGAAGAGATCCGCGTGCTGGAGGACAAGCCGCCGCTGACCCCCGCCCAGCAGGCCGCAACCCAGCCACCCGCGCCGCCGCAGCCGCAGCCCCCGGCCGCTGACTCGGCGCCGGCGGGCATTGAGAACGACCGGAAGGTGAGTCCCATGCGTACGGAGCGTTTCGCCGCCGGTGAAGCCGTGGTCGTCTCGTTCGACGCGGCTCACGGCGAACAGTTCCAAGTCGACACCGACCGGCGCACCGTCACCGGCCTCATGCTCCCGTGGGGTGCGGTCGCGAACAACGGCGCCGGCAAGTGGCGCTTCAAAGAGGGCTCAGTCCAGTTCGACCAGGCCAACGTGAGCCGCGTCAAGCTGAACATGAACCACACCGACGAATTGGTCGGGGTTGCAACTCGCCTCCAGTCCGGACGCAACGGACTGACGGGGACTTTCAAACTCGGCCGTGGACCTGCCGCCGACCAGGCTCTCAAGGACGCAGAAGACGGCATCCTCGACGGCTTCTCAGTAGAAGTCACGTTCGAGCATCCCGACGACTACGCCTGGGACCCCAGCGACGACGACGTCCGGCTAGTAGATCGCTCAACACTCCGCGGCGCTGCACTCACTGGCACCCCCGCGTTCGATGACGCCCGGCTCACGGGCGTCAAAGCCAGCAGAGACAGTAAGGAGAAAGCCATGGGCGACCGTGCCACGGTCGACACGAATGGCCCGGCGCCGGTGGCGGTCGATTTCGACGCGCACCTCGGCACGCTGGCCGCGAAGATGGGCGAGGCTCACACCAAGCTCACGGAGACCCTCGCCGAGGCAATCGGCGACTCGATCAGCGCCGGATTCAAAGCCGCGCTCGAGGACATCACCACACCGCAGGGCAGCGGCCCGCAGCCGGTGCGCGCCTCGCGGTTCACCATCACCCGCGAAGAGCCGGTCTACTCGCTCAACGGCGGCGGACACTCACTCGTCAAGGACGCCTACTACTCGGTGACCCAGCGCGACGGGGAGGCCGCCGAGCGGCTCCGCAGGTTCCGGATGCAGACCGATGACCTGGCGAAGTTCGCCCGGTCGGCGCTGTCAACGTACGGTGCGGACGGCCGGCAGAACTTCACCACGATCACGACCAGCAACGCCAGCTCGGTGATCCCGCCCGGCTACCGCCCGGACCTGTTCGTGCCGATGCTGGCGCAGGGCCGCCCGATGGTCAACGCCTGTTCCCAGGGTGCGATCGAGAACGCGACCCCGTTCGTGGTGCCGCTGTTCACGTCGTTCTCTGGTGCGACCGTGACCAACTCGGAAGGCTCGAACCCGACCGACGGTTCGCTGACGCTCGGCACGAAGACGGTCACCCCGACCGCGATCTCCGGCCGGCTGGTCCTGTCCCGGGAAATCGTCGACTCGGCGAACCCGGCGATCGACCAGATCGCACTGAACGCGATGCGTGAGTCCTACGCGCGGCAGACCGAGACGAACGTGTACACGCTGCTCAACGGCGCCAACGGCGCCGGCGGCACCATCACCGCCGGGTTCGTTCCGTCCGGTGCGCAGGCCGCGACGTTCGCGGGTACCGGCGGCACGCCGTTCCCCGAGGCCGCGTTGGTCAAGGGCTGGCGTCAGCAGCTGGCGAAGTACCCCTTCGCCCGGTTCGGTTCGCCCGGCGTGTCGCTGATGGGCCAGAACGCAACGTCGATCATCGCCGGTTCGATGGACTCGACCGGCCGGTCGATCTTCCCGTCGATCGGCGCGATGAACAGCTCCGGCCTCGGCAACGCCTACACCCAGGGCTGGTCCGTGGATGGCCTGCCGGCCGTTCCGGCCTGGGCGATGACCGGTGTTGCTGCCGGTGACAGCCAGATCCTGATGATCAACCCGCTCGACGCGTGGGTGTGGGAGTCGCCGACTCTGCTGTTCCGCTTCGAAGAGAAGCAGGGCCCGGCGCTCATCGAGCTGGCGCTGTTCGGCTACTTCGGCAACGCACTGCTCCGCCCGGTCGGCGTGTCCGGTATCCGGATCACCTGATGGCTGAGACGAAGGCGCAGCAGCCCGCAAAGGCTGCTGCGCCGAAGGCGGAGCCGAAGCCAAAGCCAGGCGGTGACGTGGTGGCCCGTGCGGGCGGCTACGTCGACCGTGGCGACGGTAACGGCTGGGTCCTGGAAGGGGAGAAGTAGATGGCCGCGCTCACGATTCAGGATGCGTCCAACGGCGCCAACGTCACGCTCGCCGCTGCCAGTGGTGGCGGTGACACCGTCGCCGGTGGCTCCCGCGCGTCCGGCTGGGACATCGGCGTCGCGCTGCTGGTGCAGAACGGCGGCGCGGGTGCGATCACCGTCTCGATCGACGGTGTCGCACAGACCGCGCTTCCCAACACGGCCGGCGCAAACCTCGCCGTCTACCCGCTGTATGCGACGCAGTACGGCAAGGTCCGCGCCGGCCGTGTTGGGAAG